TGGATTACCGCTTACTTCGCTGCGTTTTATTTTTAAAATAGAAGGCATGTCTTTTTCCTTTAAAATTGCCCAGCTTCAAATATTTGCTGGTCTAGACGCGTACTAGCAGTCCATTTTTCTGTTTGGGTATTGTATACTAATAGTGAGCCGTTTGTTAGTTGCGACACATCAACATCAAGCAGTCGGCTAACTGCTGCATTGGAAGAGCCTGCTGGGCCCATGATACCGGTTACAATTGTTTGTATGCTGGCAGTTTGTGTGACTACTGTGCCTGGGCCGTCTGCTGCAGCTACAACAGTGTTATTTTGTTCTGTTACTACGGTTTCAGTCATCTGGTAACCTCTGGCACTAGTGTTAAGTTGCCAGTTAAAAACGGCACAACAAGTCCACTGGTTTCAAATAGTTCAATACTATAAACAGCAGTAGAAAAGTCAAATGCTTGAGTTACACTTGCTGGAATGGTTAGTGTAATAGTGCTAAGTGCTAAGTCCAGTACAAATCCACCACCAACAGCATTGGTAGTTGAATAAATTGCTGTAGCACTGTCCACAGTTTCACGAATTTGCATGCGTGCCGAATAGTTGGCTAGTGGCACAGGTTGATTGTACTCAATGACTCCACCAGTTGTATACGCTGTGTATTGTAAGCTATTAACCTGATTAAGTGTAATTGTTGTAGCTGTAACACCAGTGGCCAAGTGGTAGTTATCACCAGTGCTATTAAGCTCTTTCATGCCGCCTGCTCCAGTTACACGAAATCTCCAGCCTTGTGGTAGATTGTGGTCAAGCGAAGTTGTGATAACACAAGGAGCATTTCGTTGAATAGCTTGAATTGGAACATAAACCTTTGTTTCTGATTCCCAACGGTAGCTTTCTTGAAAGGTGCTGCCCTGATAGATTTTATAATTAAGTTTTGCTGGTTGCATTTGTGTGACCTTTCTTTGCTTCCGACAACTGCTTGAATTTACTTACTTCTTGTGTAAGTGCAGTTACTTCAGTGCGTAAGTGCTGATTTTCAGCAGTCAACTTTTGTAACTCACTGTTTAATGCAATTACTTCACTATGCAGCCTGCCAAGTTCTACACTAAGCTTAGTATTCTGCTCACTCATGCGTTCTAGTTCTGTGTGCATGAGTGTTATGATCGAAGTCTCTGCTTCAGTACTTCGCCAATTTTTTAAGATTTTTTGCGCACCTATAAAAACCGTCATTACTGCTATTGCAACTAGGCTAGTAGCTTGTAAATTCTGCTCGAAATTAGATTCTAACATATGTTAGTTCTCCCCTTTTATGCAGGCTGTAGACTAAACAGCCACTAAGTTTATTTAACTGATTGTGATTCAGCGAGATCCCTTTTAACGTAAAAATTGGGAGACTACCGACATTTTTGTATATTATAGCACAAGGGCATGCCAAAGTCAACGCAAAAAAATACCCTGGGTGTTAGCCAGGGTATTAAAATTTACCAACTTGTTAACTGCATTTGGTGTGCATAGTAACCATATAGCTGGTAAGTAACGGAACTGTTAGACCGCGTACCATAAATGCTGGACTCGTGCTCTGTGATATCAGAGCTATCATCCGGCAACAAGCTAACAAATATATTTTTATAAACTCCAACGTTACGTAGAATTTTTACTAGTGTGTTTTTATCATTAGTAGGCAACAAGCTAAAATCAAAAGTTAATGTGTCATACATAAAACTACGGTCTGAGATTACATCACCACTATCGCGACGAGAAGTCTGTGAGTTATCTGTGATATCAAACTGTACGCCATTTTGTATATTGTGTGTAGGGGACCAGTAGCTTCCAACTACTAATCTGCTACAATCAATGTACCCAGCAGGATTTGAGTAATCAGCTAAATCTACAATAACTGCACGAATGTTTGTGAGCTGTTCGGAAAACCAAACAACTGCTTTTACGCCGCCGCCATAGGCAAAGCTATTGGCATTTCTGGCAGTTGGCCACAATTTAGGGTCTAAGTTATATCCGGGTACAGCTAAGTTAACTCCGGTATCCGATATTAGCACAGTAGCGGCTGTGTCAGTATACAAACGTACTCTCATAGTTGCTGTAGCAGTTAAGTTAGTACATGGTAAAATAACACATCCGACTGTTTGATTTGTTGCCCAAGTTAACGTATACTTAACACTAGTACCAGTACTGCGATGTACTTGAGATTTTAGGTCGGTTAGCATGTTAGTCGCTACTAATGTTCCGCTGGTAGTACTTGCGGTTACCTGACTGGCAGAATCTGCGATATTATCGTAAACTATACGCATATTTGGCATATATTTCCTTTTAAATATTTGCACATATAATTACATGCTGTTGTTTATAAAATTTAGTGCCAAACTTTAAACGCTTGGCGGTATAGGCCATACTATATTAAAAGGATCAGTTTGATTAGTAACATCTCGTAAAGCTTGACGATACTGAGCCCACTGTTCTTTTGTCTGTAAAGAAACATCCGGCATCTGAGTCCAATCTGTTGCAGATAGTAACTTATTACGCTGTAATCTAGCAGACAGCCAAGCATCTTCTAAAGACCTTCGATCTTCCCATCTTTTATTAACATAATCAAAAACATGGTAAAGCGAGGGTTTTGGGGGTAAAGGTATTACAGTGCTATTTTCTACCATAAACATACTTGGATCTGTATATGGCAAGGATTCTACTACGGATTCGCCAGGCAATAGATTGGCTAATAAAGTACTATCATCAGTAGTACTTAGAAACATTCGAATCTTACTGTTCGTATAAAGAGCATATGTTTTCATTAATTAAATATTCCTGAAACGATTACTTGTAAGTTGTATACAAGAATTACACCAGTAGATGGGGTATACGTTGCACGTACTTCAAAAGTCTTAGAGCTATTAGCTGGAAGTTCATAAATAAATGAAAAACTTTTAGCGTCTTGAGTTCCGGGTGTCCAGCCATACTCAAAATATTTTAACCCCGCCGTATCAAATATACCAAAATTTTGACTTACTCCAGGATCATTTTCAATACCAGTTCGTCCAGTACCTACAGCAACATATTTAGCAGGTATAGTACTTGTATTTGATACAGTAAAACTACCTATAAGGGTTGTATTATTACGTGTAATAGTAGAACCAAAGGCTATCATTGATGTTACTTGATTATATACTGCATATTGAGCTATAGATGCAAGATTGTTAGCAATAATTTTATTAGCACTAATAGTTCCTGAAACAACTAAATCGCCGGTAATATATGTAGTTTGCGAAACCCAAGTAGTAGAACTTGTAGCCCTATATATAATGGAGTTATTACCGCTATTATATGAGATAGTAGCAATATCACCTAATACAGGATTTCTGCCTACTGCGGTAGTTACTTCTGCGTTAGTAGGTACAGCATTACTAGTAGAAGCACCACGGTTGATCAAGTATGTAGCACTACCATTAGTACCACTTTTAGACTTGGATACTACAAATGTTTTTGTTTGAGTTGCCCAACCGGCGCGAGTAGCAGTACATGTTAAAGATGCAGTATCTACTGTCATTGCACTTACAGTGATAGTACGAGTGGTTGTGCCAGCAGCAGTTACCCCTGCTGGAACTGACCACGAATAAGACCAGTTAGCCGAATCGTCTGCAGTACCAATATTTACACTCATAGTGCTAGTTGCACTAGAGTACACACCGCCTGTACCATCAGTGTTGGTGGAAATTGTTACCGCAGAGGCGGATAGTGATGAAGTTACTGTATTGGATTGGTGCGCTATATTTATTGAGTTAGTATAAGTTTGACCTAATAGCGTAAGTGTTGCAGTAATTGATACACTTGACCCAGGACTTACCGACGTGGCTGGCAATGTTAAAGTATTACCAGAAGTAGTATAGGCTACTGCAGGGCTGACGGCCCAGGTAACTGTTCCGGTTAGTTCTCCAGATAAACTAGCGCGTACTGTAATACTACTGGGGCTTACTCCGGTAGCAGTGGTACTAAAAGCACTGGTAGTTGCTGTAACAGTAATAAAATTACTTGAAACACTCAACATCCTTGGAACGGTAGCTTGTAACAGTACATCACATTGATTTGTTATTGTTGCCATTAAACTAATACTCCTAGTGTAACTCTGCCAGCGATCCAGTCTCGTTCTATATTAACTACGATGCCAGACTTACCAGCACTTAACCCAAAGCGTGAGTTTGTTAATGTAACATTATCACCTAGCTCAACAGATAGTAGGTGTGGGTAAGCAACCATCTTATAAACAGTGCGCGGTTGACTCCACAGACCGTTTCGACGAGCTGCTTCTATGGTGGCAGCAGTAGTTGTAATTAATAGTGTTTCTTCTGCTTCGGGTTCTGTGGATAAATTATATGTAGCAACTGCTGTAGTATTAGTGGAGCTTTTATACAAGTACTCATTGCCAAACAATGTAACACTTGAGGTATTAACTCCTGCAGCTAAACCACTTGACTGTACAGACCAATTTTTACAATAAGCTAGCTTAGTAGTAGCTCGTACAATTGATTTTTCTTGAATGTCGAGGCTTTGTAGTTCAATATCTTCTGGCGATATTGTATAGCTAGTACCAGTTCCAGTCATATCCAACCGCACTAACTTAAGTAGCCCATCGGCGCTAAAAATTACTTGTGCACCAATACTGGCAGCAAGCTGATTGCAAATATCTAAGATATTTTCGCGACTTGTACAGTAGACACCAACTGCATAAGGATATGCAGTATTAAAATTAGCAAAATTAACCAGGTCAATATCTGCATCAGTTAAGCGTGTGTTAACAGGACCATAATTTTTTACAATTAATTTAATAATTTCTGGTATAGTGTTGTAATAGGTACCGCTTTTAGCGCCCTGTACACTGCACGTTATTTGCCCGTAAGGTGCTTGAGTTAAGCTAAATTTACCGGTGGAAGTGCTTTTAGTAATGCCCACAGGAGCACCATTATCGCGTACTTCAATAATGTCTTCAACGGCACCCGTATGTACTTGGTACGTTAGGGTAGCATTGTCACTTACAATTGGACTTACATTAAAGCACTCACCAAAAGTAACTGGAATTAATTGTTGGCTGTCTGCTCCTGATACTGTTAATAGCGTTTCGGAAATAGGGTTATTTAGTTTTTGTAGTTTGTCTACTAGTACTAAATTTAGAGCTGTGCGACTACGACTAACTAAGTCTGATACTAGTCCAGTAAATATTAGTCTATAATCACTACGCGGCCAAGTTGGATCACCAATGTATATGTTTACCGCACGATTAACCCAAACATAGTTTAACCAAGCGTCTTTGACCCCACTAGTATTATCAAGTTCAAGATCTCCATACCCAACACTAACTGTGGTATCTAATGACAATGTTTCTGAAAAACTAACCCCTCCTACTAAACAGGGATCATAACTTGTATTTGCGGGAATATCTGTACTAGCAGAGACAAAAGGCTTAGTCGATAAGTAGAAAGTGGCCGTTTGGCCACTTCCCACATCAACGCCTGTTACTTCCACTAAGATATTTCGTATATGATTGGATGTTTTCAACCAACTTGCTATCTCTGTGGCTGTTTTCATACTATTTGAGTTCTCCTACGAATGGCTTCGGAGTGCGAAGCCGTTGAACCAGTATTTTTTACTGTACGTGAAATTTCAACTGTGTTGCGTTCTGTGGCTTGGGCGTTGATAACAGCACCGTCTGCT